CAGGAACAGATTACATATGCAGTGAACAAGTTTACTAAATTTTTTGTACCTATTGTTTATGGGTTTGTCGCATTTTTCGTCATCACTATTTATGTAGCAGTTATTATTCCGATGATGAAAAGATATAGCGTTAAAAACTACCTATTTAAGCCATTTTTTAGCAGTGCGAAGTGGCTATATGCACTCAATTAGTAACAAATCAGTAACATAAAAAGCCACTGCATAGAGTGGCTTCGCAGATAGGCTCACTTAGAGTACTTCTACCGCTGTTCATTTATATTTTAATTCTGTTGATCTCTTTATACAAGATGTTTTTTGATTCATTGGTGTAGACATCAAAAGTGATATCGTTCATCTTGTGACCTAAGACTTTTTTTCTAACATAAATATCAATATGATTCATCTGACACAATGTCGCAAAGGTCTTTCTAGTATCGTGCATTGTGTGTTTAGCCCCAAGTGCATCATTAATTTTTGGCAACACTGATTTATTTGCGATATTGCCATAGCATGAGTCAATGAGTCTTTTGCTGTCTCTTAGCAATTCATCAATTACATACTGTTTGATATCATTGTGAATCGGTATTACTCGATTCTTTCCAGCCTCAGTTTTTGAGCCAGTGACAATGTAACTTATACGCATTTCAGTGCCATCATCATTGCAAAACTCGTCAATATGTATATTGGTTCTGTTAATCTTAATCAATTCTGACACTCTGCAACCTGTATAGATGTAGATAAGCATGATGTGCGCTTCTGAAGTGTCAAGTGCCTTTAATTTCTTTATTTCCTCTATCGTGAACGGATAATGTTTTTTCGATTCTTTATATTCAACGACTTTTATATAAGATGTGTAATCATCATCACGCTTTATATGCTGATGGATCACTGCGTACTTAAAAATTTTAGAACACAAAACTTTCATATGTACTTGTAATCCATTGCCATATTTTGTGTTATCAAAAAACGATTGGAGGTCCGCTAAAGAAATAGTGTTTATTGCTCGATTGTGCAATGGCTCGAATTTTTTTATCCAAGAGCTGTAACCGTCACGTGCTGATTTTGAAAGTTTTGAAATTTCTTCTTCATAAAGAATATCATAAATTTCTTTAAAAGTCGGTACATGTCTTTGCGTCTTTTCTACAATTCTATCAAATAAATTAGGAGCAATATTTCTAGCCTCTTCGTTTGAGATACTATTAGATTTCTTTAGAGAATAAAGAGACAGTGCATTCAGTGCCTCTTCACGAGTTGCGAACGTTCCTATACATATCTGCTTCTTCTTGCCTGTTATGATGTCACGCTCATCGCTCATTACACGAGCGCAGAAGGGAGTTCTTCGTTTACCCGATAATTTAACTACAGTTCCTGTATTGTTGGGTCTGCGCCCAAATCTAGTCTTTCTAGCCATAATGTGGCACGTCCTTTCTATTTGTTTTTGCCTTGAACGTGCCAATCATGATATAATTAAACACGTAAAAGGACTTTACGAGAGGTTTCTTTTACAAACGTTGCATCCTAGTTGGCGCTAGGGTGCTTTTTTTATTAAAATATTTAGTTCTTTTCTTATTTTTTATTGTAGTAGTGATTATTTAAGTATTCTTGTAATTCATTCATGTTGGTATCTAAGTACTCGCATATTTCAAAACATTCTTTTAGGCAGATTCGGTTTCTACCTATTTCAATATCATAATACCAACTTTTAGCATGATCCATTGCTGAAGCAGTATCATTTATCGATACGCCTTTATGCTCTCTTTTTAACTTAAAGAACGAGCCGACTACCTTATAGTATTCGTCTTTCATTTTTCTTTCTCTCCTTTCTTCACCATCATTTTAACATTTTAATCCGTTATTAACAATCGTTTGCACAAAATAAAATAATTTTATACATAATAAAAAAAGATTTCAAAAAAGCCAAAAAGATTGTTGACAACGCACGCTCACAGCTGTATTATATAGCCATGAAGTCCGTTAGATACGGACGAAGAGAAAGAAGGTGAAGTAATGCTAACGATTAAGCAAATTAGAATTGGTGCTGATTTGACTTTGAAAAGTGCCAGTGAATTATGTGGGTGCTCTATTCCTACTTTCCAAAAATGGGAAGAAGAACCTAGAAAAATAGAATTAGGGGCTTTTAGTGATTTGCTAGATTACTACAATGATAAGAACCCTACAAGAAAAGTATCTTATCAAGATGTAGAATTCTAATATTTTTTTATCTAAGAGTACGTAAATAACGCACGCAAAGAAAGGAGACCACAATGGACGAATGGAACATGAGTGTCAGTGAAGCGATGGAACTCACTCACAAGAGCAGAGAGTTCATCATCAATGCGATACAACAGGGTGTGATGCCTGGCTCTGTTGTAGAAGGAGAGAATGGACGAAGAACGGTCCACATACCTAGGAAGGCATTTATATCTTATATGACCGAGTGGAATATGAGTCCAACAGATGAGGTCATAGAAGCATTGTTTAAGAAATACACAAATAAATAAAAAGTAGATTCGTAAGCATCTACGGCCGTGGGAGCAAGACTGTTGCATTTGTCATTTCTCCTATCATTTTCCAAAATCCATCCCACGGCTCTAGGTGCTTACGAGTAAGCGAGAAGAAAGGGGTAGACAAAATGATTTACGAAGTCACAACAAGTCAAATCAATAATTTCAAGGACTGTAGAAGAAGATATTGGTTTGAATACAGAGAATTACTGAAACCTAAGAAAGAGAACGAGGCATTAGTGATAGGGAGCAGCTATCACGCAAAGGTAGAAGAAATCCTTACTACAGGCTCATTCACTGAGAGCCACGATTATACTGATGCGATGGCAAGAGCATTCATCAAGTATATTCTCCCTCAGCTGCCGGAGATTGTCGATGTTGAACAGGAATTCAGATATCGACTAGCGAGAGGAATCTATCTAAAAGGAAAGATTGATGCAGTGTCTGTTGATGGACTTATCGAGCATAAAACAACAGGCAATTACATTACCGACGAGTATATGTACAAGGTTGATTTCATGAACGACCAGGTAAGTAATTATCTGATTGCCAAGGAAGAAACTAGACCAGTCACTTACACAGTAATCACTAAGCCAACAATTCGTCTAAAGAAGACAGAAACATTAGACGAATACATTGAACGTTGTGAAGCATGGTATGACGAAGATACAGAAAGAAAGATCAGAGTATTCACTGTAAGTCGTACAAAGGAAGAACTAGAAGAACAGAGAAAGAACCTAGTTGCCATGGCTAAAGAAATCAAGAGATGTGACAGAGAAAAGTTCTTCTATAGAAATGATAGAGCGTGTTCTATTCTTGGCTGTCCTTTCTCGGGCATCTGCAGCAACTATAACGGAGATGCTGAAACGTTAGTTGACTTCGAAAAGAAGTCATCAACGAACGAAGAATTAAACGAAAACGGAGGTAAAAAGAAATGGCTTTAAAAACGTACACAGCAGATAACATCGAAAAAGAAGCGTTCACCTGTCTGCTTTATGCAAAACCAGGTGATGGAAAAACTACAACAATCGGTAAACTGCCAGGCAAGACAGTTGTCTTAGATATCGATAAGACAAGCGGCGTCTTAAAGAACAGTCCTAATGCTAAAGGAATTCTAATTGTAGATATCGATGTAGACGATATCGTGAACAGCATGAACGAAGCACTTGCGTGGTTAGCAAGCAATACGGATAAATATGACAATATCGCAATCGATAACGTGAGCGAATTACAGAGCTGCATCCTATCTTATTATGGCCAGCTTGGAAGAAATGACGGAGTTCCTTCACAGGGAGACTATCAGAAATTCCAGTTCGGTTTAGCAAGAATTATCAGAAATTTAAAAACATTACAGAAGAGAATTCTGTTAACAGCATGGCAGGAGTTAGTGGATGTCACTTCGCCAACAGGAGAACAGTATACATCATTCATGCCTAGAATTCAGAAAAGTGCTAGGGATAACGTGTGTGGTCTATGCGATGTGGTTGGTCATCTAGAAATCACATCAACAGGTGAAAGAGTAATCAGACTTCTTTCAACAAAGAATGTTTATGCAAAAAATCAGCATGATGATAGAAAAGCGTGCAGACAGGAAGATTTATTCAGTACAGGAGGAAATAAATAATGGCAATTAATTGGGGATTTGAAGAGGTAGAAAACGAGTTTATTGATTTACCTCAAGGTATGTACAGATGTCGTATCAAGACAGCAGAAGAAACAACAACATCAACAGGGAAACCGATGATCAGTCTGATGCTTGATATCAGCGGTCATAATCAGAAACTATTCTACAACCTTGTTTTTGATGCATCTCATGCATCAATCGTAAACCAGAAATTACAGTCTATCTATGACAGTTTTGGCATTCCTAGAGGGAACATGGAAGCAAGTCAGTGGGTCGGCAAAGTCGGTGCATTAAAGACAAGAAAAGAGAAGGATCAGTACGGAGGCGACCGTACAGGTGTTCATTATTTCTTAAGCAAGAAACAGGCAATGAACTTACCAGCATGGCAGGAACCTGGCGATGCACAGTCTAGCGATACAAAGCCAAAGTCATTAACACCACCATCAATTGACGATGTCCAATTCTAAAGGATTATGTTAAGGGATTATCAAGAAGACCTATACATGAAAACGATAGAAGCCATTAGGCAAGGCAAGAGAGGAATACTTATTCAGATGCCTTGCCGAAGTGGCAAGTCGTTTCTTATGGCTGAGATGATAAAAAACCTAAAAGGTTATGGCTTGGTACTGGTCCATAGAAAAGAACTGATGAAGCAACACAAAGCATTGCTTAATGAGTTAAGCATAACAAACGCTAGAGTTGCGAGTGTCTTTACAGAAGCCAATCATTTAGACGAACGTGAAAAACCATCGGTCATTTTCATTGATGAATGTCATCTAAGCGAGGCGAGCAGCTATAAGAAGGTATGCGATCATTACAAGGTTCTTGTAGTTGGATTCACTGCAACTCCTACACGATTGAATGGTGACAGATTATCGCTGTTTGACTGCATTGTACAGGGGATAACAGCTAACGAATTAATGAAACGAGGAGCAATCAGCAATTATGACTACTATGCGCCTAATATCGGTATCGACACAAGTGATATAGCGATTGTAAGGGGCGATTATCGTACAAGTGAACTACAAGACCTATTCACTAAAAACTGCGTCTACGGCGATATATTCAAGTATTACAAGGAACTCGCTGATGGTAAGCAAGCCATTGCTTACTGCGTATCTATAGAGCATAGCAAGAAAGTTAGAGATTTATTTGTTGCGAACGGTGTAAGCGCTGTTCATCTAGATAGTCACACACCATCGAGTGAACGTGAAAAAGTCATGAACGATTTCAAACAGGGCAAATTCAAAATATTATGCAATGTAGGACTGATCAGTGAAGGGATTACAGTTCCGGACTGCGAGTGCTGCTTACTGCTCAGACCGACAATGTCGCTTGCTCTGTACATTCAGCAGTCAATGAGATGTCTCACTCCAAAAGAAGGAAAGAAGGCAGTCATCATCGATTATGTAGGCAACTTTCAGAGACATGGTCTGCCAACGAGTGACAGAGAATGGTCCTTGGATGGTGCAAAGAAAAGAAAGATGATAAATGACGATGGGTCATTTTCTATCCGTACATGTCCTCAGTGTTTCAAGGTGTTCAAGACCGCTGACAAGTGTCCTTACTGTGGATATGAATACGAAGTCAAGGGTAGAGAGTTAAAACAGATGGAAGATGTCAAATTGAGAGTGGTAAAAGAGCAAGAGGTTGAGGAATTAAACAAGAAGAAAAAAGAAATGAGAATGGAAGTAGGCCGTGCTAGAAGTCGTGATGAACTTATGAGAATCGCTAGAGAACGTGGCTACTCTGTCGCATGGGTACATATCCAAATGAGGTTGAAGGGAATATGCAGCTAGAACATATTATTCAAAATAAGGTGATGGTGGAACTGTCCGAAGCTGGCTTCACACCATACAGAATGGTTGTTGGAACTTACTATACAAAGACTTTAAATCCTATAAAAGTAGGCATTGAAGGAACACCGGATCTATTAGTTCTAAAGAATAATGGAGAGGTGTTTTGGGTAGAAATGAAAACAGATAAAAAAGGTAGCAGATTAAGAAAAGTTCAAGAGGATTACCACAAATTCCTAAAATCAATCAAGCATAGAGTATATGTCGTAAGAAACTTAGAAGACATAGAAAAGGTCATAGAGATTGAGAAAGAAAAAGAATCAATATGCAATTTATGATGTGGATGATATGTGCGTCTGCGTTGGCAATGCTCAAGAATGTTCACACTACCTTGGAATAACTCTGCACCATTTTTACAGTAAATTGTCAGTTAAAGGAAATAATAAATTCAAGATATATAAATTAGAGGAGGACACAAATGAATGATTGTGTGAACCACCCGTCTCATTATGAGACAGGGAAGTTTGAATGCATTGAAGTAATGGAAGAGACACAAGGTGTAGAAGCAGTGAAAAACTTCTGCATCTGTAATGCATTCAAATATCTATATCGTCACGCTAACAAAAATGGATTAGAAGATATCGAAAAGGCCAGATGGTACTTAGACAAATACATAGAATTAAGCAAAAGAGGTGAGATCGATGTCGTACATAACAACGCCTATAGAACAACTTCAAAGACAGGCTGAAAGCATCGAAAGTAAAGTTACAAAATTAAACGCAATCTATGAAGATTATGAAGACTTGATGGAAGATTACCGTGAGTTGGAACGCCGTTCCTATGAGCGTCGCAAAAGAGACTGCGCTGAAATTAATAACTTAAGAGGCAAACTTAGATATAAAGAAGAGATGCTGTCTAACAAGGAAGAACAGCTAGAGAACTACCGAGCTGCAATCGGAATCCTTGTGGCAGTCATTGCATTTTATGTTGTATTGACAGTAGCAATTTAAGAGGGGGAATGTTAAATGATTACTTTAAAATATGCAGATATTTGGGGATTCGAGCATGCCGTTAGAGGTATGCGAAACCCTATGAACAGTTGGGATAAGAGTGATACTTTTGTTGATTATGACCTGGTTTTACTAGGTAAAAAAGATAAGGAACTAATGAAGAGATTAGTTCATGCAGGCCCTAGTCATAGAAAATTCTTAAGACAGATCTTTGTGAGTGTTGATATCACTGCACCGCTTTATTGGTGGAAGGAATTTGATACTTATAAAGTTGGAACTGTAGCGAATAGTTGCAGTACTATGCATAAGATTCATGACAAGGAGTTCACACTTGATGATTTCAGCGTTGAACATTTGCAGGATGATGTGCTCAATAAGCCATTCAAAGATATCATAAGTCGCTTGAATTTTTTTAGACAGCTTTATATCCAAGACCATAGTAAGGATAACTGGTGGCAGATGATTCAGTTACTGCCTTCTTCTTACAACCAAAAGAGAACAGTAACTATGAATTACGAAAATCTGTTGAATATCTATGAAACTCGCAGAAACCACAAGTTGGATGAATGGAAAGATTTCTGTAAATGGATTGAAAGACTACCTAATGCAGAACTCATTACAGGTGAAGAAGGGATGGAGAATTAAAGAATGTATAAAGAAATAAGCAGATTGGTGGAATTATTAAAACTACCACAAAACAGAATACTTGAATTAGACAAAGTGGCACATCTTAATGGCGATGATTTAACTCTTACTATTGCATCGGAAGAATGCGCAGAGTTAATCCAGGCAATATCAAAAGTCAAAAGATATGGTTTCCGTGGCGTGTATGAACGAAATCTGCATGAAGAGGTTGCTGATATATTAATCTGTATCGTTGAGCTGGTTTCTCTAGGGTACTTGGATATCGATAAAGTCATAGAATGGCAGAAATTCAAGATTAATAGAGAAATGGATAGAGCACTTAAAAAGGTGGTGAAATAACATGAGTTACAGTATTGGCATTTATGTAAAGGTTGAAGGATGCGATAGATATGCAGAAATTGCAGAGCCTTTCCATTCTTCTCCTAGTTATAACTTAGGAAAATTATTTAGAAGCTGCATGAATTGGAATTTTAACTCTGATGAATATTACAGATGCGATCATGCGTTAGAACACCTAAACAAAGGAATTAAAGAATTAACGCATAACCCTTATGGGTATGCTGGGTTAATACCCGGAAATAATTGGAGGGAAACGCCCAGTGCCCTCAATGCATTACTTTCAATAAAAGACTGCATTTTAGAACAGGCAGAAGACATTCCACTAGATTGTATGTACATGAATTGGGGGTGATTAAATGGCAATTATTAATCCGTGGATTTTTTATCTAATTGATGTATTAAGCACTTTAAAACAAAACAGCGAGGTTATTGCTGGTGTCTCAATCTTGGTATTTTGCGGTACGGGGATAGTTGGTGCGATTGCTAAAAGCGAGAGTCGTTACGACAATAGTTCTGCTCGTCTTGCAGCACTGTCAATCAAAGCACTCAAAAAAATACTGATTGTTATATGCGTCAGTGCTGGTGTATATACAGTTACTCCTTCTGAAGAAACAATGTATAAGATGCTGGTTGCTCAATACGTAACATATGAAAACGTAGATAAGGCTACAGAAAGCATTAAAGAAGGTGTTGACTATATCTTCAAGAAGTTAAACAAGGAGGACAAGAAGGATGAATAGAATATATATCAATACAAACGATGGTAATTATTACAGAATCGCAGTTAGAGCGAATAAACCTTTGAATAATATCGAAATAGCGTGGGATAGCATCCGAAATGCTGTAGCACAGGGAAAAAAATGGATTGGTTTTTCTGAGGCAGATGGTTTTGAAATTAGAGAAAAAACTATGACAACTATCGTGCCAAAAATCATATTCAATTTAGATAATATCTCTTCTATTGAATTTTTCGAGGAGGACAAGAAAGATGTATAAGAAAGGTGAATATTTTGGTTTTAGCGCCGCTTTTGTAGAAGTTGTAATTTTGAATTATCTTGAAAACTGCACTCATTTTAAGTGGATTGCAAGAGACCAGGATGGTTGCTTGTGTATTTACGAAGATAAACCTCATAAAGAAAAAACTGATGATAACATTGGCTATGTTTATTGGAATAGAAGCGACATTAAGCCGGATGATATAGAATTCTTAGGCCCGTTCGAAAATCTTTTCAAATTTATCAAATGGGAAGATGAAGAACCTACATTGATTAAAGATGCTTTAGATAAGGTGGAGTATTAGGAAATGATTAACGGAGAAAAGTATAGAGATAAATTGCTAAAGTTTATCGAAAAGAGAGATGCTGGAAGTTTTACATTTACCAAAGGTAAAGAAGGCGATTTTTGGCAATGTGGTGGAAGACCTTGTTTTGAATGTGGAATGGTCAAAGAAAGAAGTAATTGCTCATTGGCGAGATTAAAATGGCTTTTATCAGAGTATAAAGAGCCTGTCAAATTAACTAAAATTGAGTATTACATTCTTAAGTGGGCTAAAGAAAATATGGAATTTAAATATCTTGTAAGACTTAAAAATGGAAATTTATGTGCATATTCCGAAAAACCTTTCAAGGATAATCAGCATCGTGTTTGGGCAAACAAAGAAAACGTTAATTCACGCTTAAGTATGTTCAATGACTTATTTGAGTTCATTAATTGTGAAGACTCAGAACCTACATCAATCGAAGATGTACTCGGTAATTGTGAGGTGATTGAAGATGACTTATAAAGAAATTTTTGACATGGTTGCAGTGACTGCATATAACAGATTTCCAAAAGGTTTTAATTATGAAGGCTTGCAAAATTGTATCGTTGAAAACGCAACTAAAATCTATATTGAGCAAATGCGATTAGAAAAAGAAAAGTTGCAACAAGAATATGATGATCTTTATGAAGCCCATGAAGAACTCTCTTACGACTGGGCAAAGTTAAAGAAAGAGAATAAAGAATTGCACAGTGATTATGATGACATGCGCAAAAATTACAACGAACTTGTCATCAAATCCAACAATTTATACAGCGAACTTTATGAGGAGGGGTACATAGAAGATGATTAAACTTTGGAATAAAAGCGAAACGCTCCAAAGGGTCTACGAAGACACGTCAAAGGTAAATGAGTTGAGAGAGAGATATTGTGAGCAACTCTATATAGACAAGAAGGAATTGGAACACGCCAAAAACTACAACAGGCTTCTAGAGAATTTCAAAACTTTAAAAGTACATTATGAGGAATTAAGTAAGGAGTGTAAGGAACTTCAAGAGGAAAACATCTCCTTGCTTATCCACCGAAAATCGTCGGAAAGAACGAAAAACATGATACTTGATGAAGTTCAACAATTACATGACCGAGTAATGGAACTAATTGCAGAGGAGATGAATGAAGATGAATAAAAGACCTAAGCAAGAAGAGTTTATTGAGTGGGATCGTTTTGGTGACGGACACGTTAACGATTTTCGCTATGCTAAGGCTTTAGAAAAGTACTGCGATGAATTGGAAGCAGAGCATAATATTTTAGAAAACTGGGATAATGGTTCATTTAGGTACTGCCAAGGTATGAGAGAGGCTCTATGGATGGCTATTAATGATGCTATGAATGATGTCAGTGAATGGGGAAGATACGCTGATACACGTAACAAACGTGCTGAATACGATAGATGTATTAAACAAAACCAATCATATGCTTCTGGTGTTATGGAATTCTATGAAAACATGGGAGTGAAGAAAGCCTGGGCAAGTGAAAAGAATATCACGAAAATATTTGAAGAACTTAAGAAGATTACAAAGGTAGGCAAGTAATATGAATAGCGCAATTATGGATATTATAGGCATTCTGCTTATGACATGCACAATCATACTTATTGCTATTGGATTTTTTTGGAAAGAATAAATAAAGGAGAATTATTATGAACTATAGTTTAAACACAAGAGAAGTTAAGAGAGGAGATATCTTCTATATTACATATTCTAAGAATTTCAATGATTCTTATTCTTACGATACAACAGGAAGACCTGGTGTAATCGTATCAGACAATCATTTGAACAGAGGCAGTGAATATGTTGAGGTTGTCTATCTTACAACAAAAATCAAGAGAGACATGCCTACTCATGTAGATGTGTTCTGCAAAACACCTTCTACTGCTCTCTGCGAAACTATCCATACTGTTGAAAAAGATCGAATCGGTACTTATGTAAGAACTGTAAGTGACGAAGAAATGGAAGGAATTGAACGTGGATTAAGACGTTCTCTAGGTATGGGCACTCTAGATAGCGATATGAAAAAGGTGGTATCTGTTAACGAAGAAGAACCTAATAATGATATGGAATTAGCCTCAATGCAGAAGGAAATTCAACTTACTGCAGAAAGAGACATGTTCAAGAAATTGTATGAAGACTTATTATCAAAAGTCGTTGGAAGATAAGGAGGGATTTAATGCTAACAGTTAATGAATTATTCGCTGGTATCGGAGCGTTCAGAAAGGCTCTGATTCGTCTTGGCATCCCACATGAAGTAGTGGGCATCAGCGAGATTGATAAATATGCGATCAAGTCATATAACGCAATCTACGGAGAGACTAGAAACTACGGTGACATCTCCAAGGTAGAAAGACTTGATTATGCAGACCTATGGACATACGGCTTTCCATGCCAGGATATCAGCCTGGCTGGACAGTTGAAAGGAATCGTAAAGGGTGAGACAAGAAGTGGATTATTATATGAAGTTCAGAGACTTCTTGCTCAAGCCCAATCGGATAATGCATTACCTAAATATCTAATTATGGAAAATGTCAAAAATCTTGTCGGGAAGAAATTCAGACCAGATTTTGAAGGATGGCTCGAATGGCTCGATGAGCTGGGTTACAACAACTATTGGAAAGTGCTTAACGCAGTGGATTATGGCATCCCACAGAACAGAGAGAGTCTTCTGCATCAGTATTCGAAAGGATATTGACACAGGCTATACATTCCCTTCACCGATTGAATCAGACACAGTTCTCATGGATAAATTAGAGCCTGTTGAGGATATCGACGAAAAGTATTTCCTTTCCAGCGAATGTGTCAAACGCAGATTTACGAAGAATCAGATTAACGAGGAAAAAGGTTACGGATTCAAATTCTCTCCTGTAGAGAGAGAAGAAGCAAAGATTGCAACCACAGTAACAACTATTCCAACAAGAGACACCGCTAATCATATTACAGAAAAAGGCGTTAGCAGTATATTGGAAGATAATGTTGATGAACGATATTATCTCTCTGATGAAATGTCATCTAAACTGATTGAAAAGCCTACGGACGGCATTGTGAGGCAAGTAGGGTATATAAAGAAAACAGAGAATGGCACCCAGCATCAGAGTAACACTGTCTATGACCCTAAGGGTGCAGCTAGAACACTTACTGCATGTGATTATAAAAGTCCTATGATGATAAAGGAGTAGCAAAGAATGAAACGATGTAATCTGATAGCAGAATACACAAACATTAAGTATGAACAATCTCGACGCATCTATGGAATGGATGGAATGTGTCCTACCATTACAACGAGAGCGACAGGAGGACACGAGGTGAAGATAATGGATAATAGACCTATTGTCAGAATCGCCGAAGCAACCAAGAAGGGATTCGCCGAAGCAACCAAGAAGGGATTCGCAGAAGCAACCATTGGAGACAGCATTAATATAGCCTATCCAAACAGCAAGACAAGAAGAGGAAGAGTGTGCGAGGGTAAGGCAAACACCCTCAGCACCAGTCCTCAGCAGGCAGTAATTACGGAGGACAGTAACATGGAGAACATCAGAATTAGAAAATTGACACCTAGAGAGTGTTGGAGACTGATGGGGTTTGATGATGAAGACTTCAACAAGGCCCGAGCAGTCAATTCAGATACACAGCTTTACAAGCAGGCTGGCAACTCTATCGTTGTAAATGTGCTAGAAGCAATCATGGGTAATATGTTCAGAAATGATTGTATCAGTCAATGATGAATGAGTATATTTACAAGAAAGTCGATTACTATTCAATGAGACAGCTAAGTGATGTAATCGATGAACTAAGAAGCAGATACAGAATCATAGGGTATAGAGCGTATGCACAGGAACAGTATGCGATACTCACTCTATATCCTATAGAACAGGAGGGAATAGAATGACGCAGAAGAAAAGCGAACTAACTCCAATAGACATCAAGCTGGTATGGTACAAGGATCTCTGGCTTAAGTACTTATCTATGTGTGAAGTGGATTACTATAACGATGAAAGAATGAGACTTGAGTATCTATGCAACCTTATCCTTGATGATCTGATGAGACCGGAATATAGGCAGGTTAACCTTAATGTCTTTCCTCATGCTAAGAAAAGAGGTGCTGCATCAAACACGCCAACTTTCGAAGAGATTATGGAAGCACTCGATAAAGAAATTGATAAAGGAGAAACCAAATGATATTCAGAATACTATCAAAAGAAGAAAAGAGCAACGCAGCACTCCTTCTGTACAGATATCTAATAGAAAAAGCGTACAAAGAAAGTGACATCGATTTATCATCAAACGCTGATAAGTATTATCTAACGTTGAATTACCTCATACAGAAGCATCCTATGTATGAAGAAGCAACAAACATCATAAATAATCTAGTAAATGATGGAGCAGACATGTCATTAATCTACAGGGTGAATCAAATAAATCCATTATCAGTAAAAGAAAAGAAGGCATTATTTGAACTGCTATATGGATATATGACAGAAGAAACAGAAGAGATGCACAGGCTAGAAGATGAAGTGCCGGATTTATATAAATCGTTAATAAACGATATGATAAATTTCGAAATGATAAGGCGCAGTTATCGCTATATCTGTACTGCGCTGGATAAAGATATAGTCAAAGGAGATGTAAATGATGGACAATGAAGAACTAATAAAAGTTATTAATACTATGCAGAAAATTACCGATGGTCTGCTGACACAGAACGCCAAGCTGCAAGAAGAACTGGAACGCTTGAACAGAGATTACTTTCTTCTTGCAGGGGTGATAACTATCACGCTGCTGCTTGTGCTGTATGCTATGTGGTAATGTGGAAAGGGGGAATCTTAAATGGCAAGACTAGTAGAAGTGTGGTGCACATTCAGAAATCCAATTAATCCGTCGCAGTTCTATGCACTGAAGAATCGCTTTTATCTGATAAACCTGGATAATGTTACGTGGCATCTAGAATCGGCAGACTATAATATGAGAGGTGATGCATGGCTGATTAAGTTCTTTCATAACGGAAAGCAGATTCATTCGATGAAGTTCTATGATGAACGCTTAGCCAAAGACATGCTTAGATACCTTAAAGAGTTCAGACCGAAAAAGGAACACGGCACATTTAGTTTTGAAGGAATAACAGTTGACATAGACGATGTAGTGATGATTTCCAACAAGTACTATAATGATGCTGGTTCACTAGGTGATACGAAAAGGTACACTTTTCTGATACATACAGTCAACTCCAAATGCAAGAGAGTTACCAAAAGCAGTATACCAGGTCGAGAGACGATAAGAGAATTTCAGAAAAGATTCATAAGATAATACGAAAGGTGGTGATAAGTCATGAGTGATTACAGAGGTGATCTATACAGAAAAATCGTACTTGATTTCTACAAGCAGAAGCATAGACCACCGTATGTCGAGGAACTCAAGGGCTTAGGCGTCAAGGAACTGTACTTCAAGAAGAAGTACGGCTCATATCCTAACTACATCAGAAACGAATTGAGACTGCCTATTACACAGACATTCGCTAGAGACAGGATAGTAGTAGACAAGACAACAAATGAAGTTGTCTTCGAAGGCACGATTTATGAGATAAATGAATTCTTCTTCACTAATGAGCCGAACGTAACAAGACATACGCTTGATTTCTATCTTAACAAGAAGGCATTCAGAAGGTACTGGTATATCTTCGCAAAGATGAACTATCATGTATGGGTTGCGAGCGACTGCGATTTCAAGCAGTACAGACGGGCCATGTATTTCCTGTTCAGAAAGAAATGCTATCCAAACAATATGCTTTATGCGAAGAACGGAGAGGTGGCACAGCTCAAAAGGCTTGGAGAGCAGCTCGACAGGGGTGAGATACAGCTGAGTGATGTGCTGGATGTGGAGAAGTACAAGGAATTTATAGGAAAGGACATTGATTACTATGAGGTTGTATGACGAAATAAAACAGAATATAAACTGCATTGAACTCGCTGCAGAGCTGGGCATCGAACTGCACAAGAACGGGGGCACATATCGCTGCCCCTCTTTTATTCATGAAGGACATAACCCCAACAGTGTCATGGTAAGCGAGGACTCCTGGTTCTCGTTCAGTGACGGTGTTGGAGGAGATGTTACAGACATGCTTGCATATGCAAAGTATGATGGCGATAAGTCTATGGCGTTCAAGGATATGTGCCATCGTTTCAATCTTGCATTCAATGATACAGAATACAAGCAGAACTACAGAGAATGGAATAACGCTATACTACAGTGGCACAATGATTTAACAGAAGAAGATATAGAATATCTGCACAAGAGAAAAATCAAGGACAGCACAATCAATAACCTTTATATAGGAAGTCATGTATTCAAGGAGAAATCGCCTAACGGTGAGATGGTGGATGTACCACGTATCATCATCCCTATTTTCAAGAACAACAGCTGCGTCTACTACTGCGCTAGAAACAGAAGTCAGTACAATGTCGTTAAATATAAGAAGCCATACCTGGAGGAAGCATTCAAGGAGAATACACTGTACGGCCTTGATACGCTTAACAGAAGTGAGACTTATACCGACAATGATACAATCGTCATTGCAGAAGGAGTGTTCGATTTCTTGACATTCTACCAGGAAGGCTACAGAGTTCTCTCAAGTGCTACAAGGTTGTCTAACAAGCAGACGGAGTATCTATGCAAGATTGCCAGGAAATTCAAGCGTGTGGCTATCTGCTACGACAACGACGGAAGAGGTGTGCAGTTCACAACAGCAACTGCAAAGCAGCTGTTCGAACACAATATTCCGTTCGATATAGTCAACGTTCCTAAGAAGTACGGCAAGGATGTGAGCGACTGCTACTGCGCCGGCCTCTCACCTAGCACGTTGTTGAATAATCATGTGGTGGACGGCACGCTATGGTATCTGAAGACAGCTATGTCTGATATGGATGAACTGATGGAATATGTCTACAAGGCACACAGTCCTTATATGAGCAGAGTTAAGAAGAAAGCCATATTGCAGTATGCCAAGGAGTTTTTAGGTGCTGACGGCGAGGAAATGAAGGAAATACGAAGGGAACTGACAAGGGGCAAGACAAATGATGAATATGCCCATGAGTTTATTGCCAACTATGACTATAAATTAAGATGCAATCCATCACTCGGTTTCTACCGCTTCAACGGCACGTACTGGAGCAGATGTGATGATGCACTCATCAGACAGGGAATCATGGAGATGTTCGATGTATCATTCAATCTTGAATCAGCGATACTGAACAAGGTTAGAACAATCGTATATGATGATACGCTGCCTAACCAGGTGAACTGTCTGAACCTCAAGAACGGTACACTGTATTTCACAGAGAATCCATTTGACGGCTATTACAGATTCACTAGAAAGCGCAACCCCGATGATTTTAATGACTATGTGCTCAACTACGAGTACAGAGAGAATGCATACAGCCAGGACTGGGAGGATTTCCTAAGCAGCATCACAAGCAGTGACGAGAAACTGATCAAGCGATTTGCAGAGTACTTCGGCTCGGTGTTCATGGAACACAGCATACAGGATAAGGCGTACCTCTTCTATGGAAACGGAAGCAACGGCAAGAGCGTACTGACAAAGGTGCTGAGTGCTCTGCTGGGTGATGGTAAACTATGCAGCACTCTAGAATTAAGCCGTCTAGGTGGACGCTTTGACACATTACAGTTATTAGGTAAGTATGTTAATTTCTGTCATGAAGCGACAAGCGATATCAAGGAGGCAGAGCCTATATTCAAGGCGATCACATCAAACGATGTCATATCCACAGATGTGAAGGGCAAGCCTCGTATTGAATTCAAGCCTAGATGCAAGATATTCATTGACTGCAACGAACTGCCACGTGCAAACAAGTCAAACGGCGGATGGCTCAGAAGGTTCGAGGGTACGAAACACAAATTCAACAACACATTCACTACAGACGAGTCACGAGTGGATGACATCCATGTATTCAGAGCGATACCAGGAATCGACACACTCCTCACAAGCGAGGACGTGCTGCCTGCAGTATTGTGGTGGAGCATTGGTGGTTATGTCAGACTGATTGAGAACGGCTATAAGTTCAGCGAGATAGATGAGGACAAGGATTTGGAATACGAGTTCGCTATCGAGAGCAACCATGTTATCGAGTTCCTCAACGAGTTCGACTGGGTTGATAACGGCATGACTCTTACATCAATGAGAGCAAACAGAGTGTATGAGATATACAAAGAATGGTGCGATGAATGCAGATACAGAGTATCGGGGAGAAACACCTTCTACAAGAATCTGAAGGGGGCAATTGCTTATTTTGACGGAACAGAAACACCCCATTGTGAATTGAAAGTGATTCACAAGCAGTGGTTTTTGGTGAAAAAGTAGGGGGGTACACAACTTATGGTGTTTTAAAACACCCCTAACACCCCACGACATATTTTTGCATATCTCTTACTATTTAAATAATAGTCCCCTAAATGGTATCACAGTACCCCTAATACCCCTGTTGGCTAGAAAAACACCCACGTAAAAAACACTGATATATACTTACTTTTTTATATATTATGGGGTATTGGGGTATTTTATATATAAGTAAATAGTATATAGAATATATAAAAGTAAATATATATATAGGGGATAGAGAAGAGGAAAAAATACCCACTTCTCCCCCTCGGATGCATATACAGACCACCCATCCCCCTTGTGTGTGTGCGATTTTTTTGCCGGGGGGGATGTGTGAATGTGATACATGAGAGTAGGGGGTTGAATCTGACCATCGGTCATTTATTTTGTCAATATTTTTTTGGAATTTCGATTTTTTGGAGGTAAAAAAATGGCGAAGAAAAAGTTCGACTACAACGAGATGGGCGAAAGCAAGCTGCCTGTCGCACGTGCAAGAGAAATGCTCAAGTTAAAAAGAGCGACGATCAACGATTTTGATGTAATTAAGAACAGAAGTTATGAATATCTCACTTACTGCGATGAAAACAACAGAGTTCCTACCTTGAGAGGTCTATGTGTCTGTCTTGGAGTTTCACCAGACACTGTTAACAGATGGATTGCTGAGAGACCTAATCATGAAACAACGATTTTTCTCTCACAGATGCTTAATCTGATGGCTGACAATCTCGAACAAGGAGCGCTTCAAGGAACTATGGATAGAAATGCTTCTGTATTTCTGCTGAAATCCAATTTTGGCTATAGAGATAACCAGGATGTGAAAGTTCATCACATGGTTTCTGAAAGCAAATCAATTGAACAGATTGAAAAGGAAATTTCTGCCGTTGTTATAGATGCAGATTTTGAAGAGAAATAAAAAAAGGTGAGCGTTTTTTGCTCACCTTTTTGCATATGCACGTGAAAATTCTGCCACCACGCGTGTGAAAATTTTGACGGCGCCTTACGCCATCTGAAATTTTGCCGTATTTTTCCTGTTTTTCTTGTGTATAGATTTTTTTGTGGTTCTATGCTTGAATTGGTATAGGCCGCGTACGCTCATGATATAGATTACATATTCTTATAGCTTTAAACAGGCTATATTTCAATTCTAAGACACGTTTATATGAAAGATGATAATTATATCACGATATGATTAAACACGCTTAAAAGGGCTATTTAAAGCCCTGTAGTAATATATACGAATTTGTGTGTATGAGCTGCATTATATAAATAGCCCACATTTCAATTCTAAGCGTTGTTTGTATGGTTATGGTATATTTATATCACCATTATATAAAAGTCTCTTAGAACGCTTAAAATGCTTATTTACCTATGATCATAAAATGTTTATGAACGCTTATTAAATGTTTATGAACGCTAAAAAAGAAGATGTCACCATCTTCTTTTTATAATTCTTTTACCGTTGAAACTAAGTAAGCAGATTTCCAACCATGACATAAAGAAGAAAACTGCTTTAATAAACCACCATATCAACCACAACGGAAAGAAACACAAATAAATCAATAATCTAAGCAATTAGTCAACCCCCTCTATACGAATAGCACGGCTTGCGACTGGGTCCACCTTGACAAACATTCCCATCACGTCATAAATTTCTACACCATTGCTTTCTTCTACTATATCATACATTGTACGAATATAACAGATATCTTCATGATTGTTTATTTCTTCATAGGCTTCTAACTTTTCTAAAATTTTTAGTTCCTGGTCCTCATCGCCATAGTAATAATAATCATCACCATAATAATACTTGCTATAATAAGCATCGTTATAATGATAATATCGTGATTGCCATGGGATATAACCCTCATTACTATAATAGATACCATCGTTTTCAATCCAATCACCATAACGGTATATATTGCCGTGACTGTCTAAGAACGCCAGGCGTGAACCATTTATGATAGGTTCTAGCAGCTTTTTCGTTCTATCATCGTGTAAGAATTTAGGGTTCATATCATAGAGATATGATACACACTTATTCACAAATAATTGTGTATCACTATAGATACTTTTCTTTTCCTCAAAGTCACTAATAATCCCATTGTGTGCCATTCCTAAGTTGGTTATAACGTGTGTTTTTCGTAAAGCGTTTAGATCACTAGTGACAGGAAAAGGATGGCAAGTAGCGCCATCTGTTTTCCCACTAGTGGAAATACGGAAATGTAAGATTAAAGGTATTTCATCAATATTAATTTTCTTTTTTAGTTTATCAAGACTATTTAACAATTCTTTCAATGTCATGAAACCTTTATTGATATGTACTCTATTGTTATAAGCGTACATATAACCCGCACCGTCGGGGTTGGTATCAAACATTGTTTCTAGTGTCGTTTCATCAATCATTTTTTGATGAGCTGGCTTGATTGCGATAATACACATTAGAATTCACCTCCTAACAAGTTAGAAAGTTCTTTTCTATTACATAAGTAGTAATAACCATGTGTTTCAAAAGTATCAAACTCCGATAAATTAATATAGTTCTGGCGGCGTTTGTGTAGTTCTCCGTTATTGTTATGGAGGCAATAGAAAACGATTGTATCTCCTACAATTTCACCAACACATACATAATTTAGATTGATAAAAACGCTTTCATCTAAACCTTTTTTAATCACTTGCATTAGTTCGTTTTCTTTCTTTTCTAACTCACCTAAATTCAATTCACTATCACAATAAATGTCACGTGAGTTACTGTATTCTCTACAATAATCACCATCTAACAATGAATCCCATGTGATAACATCTGTATTACTCATTGCAGCAATACAAATATTGTGAACTAATTCAAGACTTGCCATGAATGTTTCATATCTTAAAGTACCACGGAAAAATCTAAACTCATAAGTAGAACTGTTATTTTCATTAAACCATGTAGAGTGACCATATTCTTTGGTATTTTTTGCTTTATGCATTGTTACGCTGCTTTTACCGATTTTTTCTCCAAAGTCGCTATAACTATAATCCCAATATTGACGGCGTGAAAATTGAAATAATTCATCCTTAAAGAAGAAAAGGATTGTTTTCAATCTATCATAACCGCGGTCATCAAAAAACGACTTATTAACGTGTACGTGTAAACCGCAAGTTCCGGCGTCGTGTGATTGACACTTACCATCTAATTCACTGAAAAACCAATTATTATAATGTTGGTTCTTGTGATATGCTAGTGTACATGGTTGACTAATAAATTCAAAGGCAACTGTACAATCTTCTTCACAATGTAATACGTCTGTACTGTCACCATCTAACACGCTAGATGCTAAACTTTCACAATCACCGCGCACGTTGTCAACTTCTAATTCAAACCCCATAAACAATGGGCTTTCACGTGCTAGAGAACGGGGGTAATAACCATCACGATAACAATGATAATCATAGATGTAATGGTTCACATTTTCCCAGCATTCATCACAATAATAGTCACCATCTCTATGATGCATATCATAATCACGGCTAAAATGACGGTCGCAATTATCACACGTTTGATAGTCATATCTATACGATACAGTTTCGCATGTATCTTCTAGGTAAATTGTATCTTTTTCTAGTTGATAATCTTCCGTGTCTTCACAATAAATATAATTTCCACTTTCTATAGTATCGTTTGTTAGGAGATCATTATCACAATAACCATAACTACTAGTGTTCATATTAATATAGCAGTCTTCAAAATCTGAATATTTAATGTGATAATCCTGTTTAAGTTCTTCAATTTCACTCATTAAGATGTAACTGAATTCGTTGTGGTCATAATACTTTACTAAATTATCCATAATGTTTTACCTTAAGAAAAACATATGATATAATCATGTTGCTATTTGTCGGGAAACATATAGCACTAATATAAAGAGATTAATTCTAATATGTACATCTATATATAGATTAGTACGTTGTGGATTAATCTCTTTTCTTTTTCAGTACTATACATAGCAATATGTATATATACGTTTCTCTTTTCCTTTTGAGATTTTCACGTATTCAATTGTCAATGAACTATCTTTAGAGAACTAATAAAATAGTTTTCGTTCTCTGTACCTATCATATAACTAATATATTAGTTAGTCAACAATTAATTTAACTAATTAATTAGTTTTTTTAATTTGTCTTTTAATCGTTCGTTTTTCAGACATGATTTCTTTAATACCCCCGCCCTCCCCATTTTTTTGATGGTTTTCCCAATACTGCTCAACCCCGCTACCACCGACGGCCTAATTTTAGGCAGATACTAATAAATTAGTTATTCGGTTGACAAAACTAATATATTAGTGTATAGTTGTAAATGAAAGGGGTGGATAGACATGAATATAAGCAACGCTTTAAGAATTTTAATTAGAGATGAAAAGAAGGTAACTCAAAAGGAATTTGCGGAATCGATTGATATGCCATTTACAACACTCAACACTTCGTTAAGATTAGGAAATATCACAATAAATAAATTACTAAAGATTTTAAATGCCTTAGATTATGAGATTGTATTAAGACCAAAAAGAGGGGTTGATAAAAATGCCCGCTCTATCGTTATTGATGAAATGGTTGAAAAGAGGTAGATTTTATGAACTTAAAAGAATGCTTAAGAAAGATGATTGATGACAATAACAGCTCATTTGCTAGACTTGCAGACAGACTAGGATATAAGAGTTGCTCTAGTATAGGTGAGATATCTAGAAGGAGCGACACAAAGGTCAGCATCCTAATCAACATATGCAACGAACTCGACTACGACATCATCATCAGACCACGAGGCGGTAATGACAGAGCAGAAAGAACAATCGTACTAGATGAAGTGCCCGACAGAAAAGATAACAGAGGGAAGTATCAGCGATGAAATACGGCTACGCACGAGTGAGTACAGGAAAGCAGTCTCTCGACAGACAGATAGACAGCCTTCGCTCATATGGTGTAGACTATATTTACAGTGACAAGTACACGGGCACAAGAATCGACAGACCGAACTACTGCAAGTTGAAGGAAACGATAAAAAAAGGGGATGAACTATACATCCACGCACTAGACAGACTTGGAAGAAATAAACAGCTCATAAAGGACGAGATTAGGTTTTTCCAGGAAAAGGGTGTTATAATAAGAATACTTAATATGCCTACAACCATGATTGAACTGGACGGACAGGAATGGATCATCGAGATGATAAACAACATAATCCTCGAAGTGCTTTCATCACTCGCTCAGCAGGAGCATGACATGATGGTGGAGAGAACCGTTGAAGGTCTCAAAGCTGCACGCAAGAGAGGAAAGAGCATCGGAAGACCGACTGTCTCAATCGAAGAGGTAGATAACCTGATCAGACAGGGTGTATCGATAACAGATGCCTGCAAGCAGTGCAATGTGAGCAGAGCAACATATTATAAGCATAGAGCCTAGAGCCATGCACCACATATGGTGTAGGCTCTTTTTTTGTGCAATGAAAGAGAAAAGATAGCAATAGATAAGGAGGAAATATGGCAATAGATAAGAAAAAAGTGAAACTGTACAAGAGTACTGACAGTCTTACTGCTAAGTATGACATCGTACTGAACTGCTACGCTACGAACGACAAAGATACGCTTTTACATCTGAACAAGGACTTAAGACGCAGACTGGCTGAAGCAAACAGCAACAGAAGCAAGGATATCGAGGAGCGATACAACATGTATCAGATGTATAAGAAGACATTCCTGTTTACGGCACATTATTCATTTGAGGACTACATGCTTTACCTTGAGATAAACAGACCTGTCAATGAGCAGTTCTACCGCCCTCGAATGAAGATACTGAAAACCGTAGTAAAAGATCTGCAGGACCTCCATGACGGAAATCTACAGGAACTGTTTATTTCGATGCCTCCACGAGTAGGCAAGACAACACTGATCATGTTCTTTCTTACATGGCTCATGGGAATCAATTCAGAGAAGACGAATCTGTACAGCAGTTTCTCTGATACAATCACACATTCGTTCTATGAAGGTATAAATGAAATCATCAATGACAATATGACCTATACATACAGTGAGATTTTCCCAGCATCCGTCATAGTGAATCAGAACTCTAGATTAAACACACTGGATTTAGAGCGAAAGAAGAGATATCCGACACTTACATGTCGTTCTATCTATGGAACACTGAATGGTTCGTGTGACTGTAACGGCGTACTTATCGGTGATGACTTGATTGGTGGTATCGAAGAAGCACTTAATCCGGAACGTATGTACAAGACATGGAAACTAGTGGATAACAACCTCATCACACGTGCTAAACAGGGAAGCAAGGTATTGTGGATAGGTACTAGATGGTCGCTTGTTGACCCAGCCGGCCTAAGACAGGATCTTATATTGAATGATCCGAACTTCAAGTCAAGAAAGTATAAGATTGTGAATCTGCCAGCGCTCAATGAGAATGATGAATCCAATTTCGACTATGACTATGGCGTTGGATTCTCTACTGAATACTATCAGCAGAGAAGGGCGTCATTCGAGAGGAATGATGACATGGCATCCTGGTTCGCACAGTACCAGGGAGAGCCTGTAGAACGTGAGGGCGCATTGTTCAACGGTGGAGATATGAAATTCTATAACGGAATATTGCCGAACGAGGAACCAGTCAGAAGACTGACCGTGGTAGATACTGCCTGGGGTGGTGGTGACTACGTGAGCGCTCCAATAGCCTATCAGTATGCAGATGGAACTGTATATATACCCGATGTAGTGTTCAATAACGGCGATAAGAGAATAACACAGCCGGAAGTGGCGAAGAAAATCGCTTCGTGGGGTGTACAGGACTGCGATGTCGAAAAGAATAATGGCGGTGAAGGCTATGCTGAAGATGTACAGAAGGAACTCGAACGACTTGGTTACAAATGCGTCATAACATCACACAGTGCGCCGACAACAAAGGCAAAAGAGGTGCGTATATTTCAGAATGCTCCCGATATTAGAGAGTTCTATTTCCTTGAGCCGGGCAAACGTTCAAAAGAATATTCAATGTTCATGAATAACCTGTTCTCATTCAAGATACTCGGCAAGAACGAGCATGACGATGCACCCGACAGCTTGTCACAGTTGTGTGACAGACTTTACGGAGGCTATGGAACGATAAAAGAAATATTCAAAAGACCGTGCTAAAAGGCGCCGTTTCTCTCTCTGCAAAATACAATGATATTAGGGATGCCTGCATTCATTTGCCTACCCCCTATGTCACCTACAAGGCATCCCTCATATCTGTTCATTACAGGGAGGAAATCAATGAAAAAGAATATATACTGTCCTCTCTGCTTGAAGAGAGGGAAAAAGAAGATACTAGGCAGAGTAAGCGACGATACAAGCGGCACGCTATATCTCTGGTGCAAGGTAGACAAGAAAGAAATAGAAATTCGTGTGGAAGGAGGCAACGCTGGTGATTAACAGAGGTAGAAAGACAATCTATTCAAGTGAATCAGAAATCACAAGAGATAATGTTCAGAGAGTAGTCACATATGCGATGCAGACACACGAATTAAATCGCAAGGATATAAAGTACCTTATCGAGTACGAGAAGGGAAGACAGGACATCCTTGATAGAGAGAAGCCTGTAAGGCCCGAAATTAATGAGAAGATAGTAGAAAATCACGCATCACAGATTGTTAATTTCAAGACAGCTTTCGTGTTTGGCTCGCCAATCAGATATGTTCAGAAGGCTGAACAGGAATTGAAGAGCGAAACTACATCAGATGAGGACGATGGGTACATCGGTGAACTAAACAGCATGTGCTTTGATGAAAGAAAGCACACAAAGGACCAGGAACTAGCAAAGACATTTCTAACATGCGGTGTGGGATATAGAGGAGTTTTTCCTCAGAAGGACAAAAATGCTTATACACCTTTTAGAATTGTCAACCTGGATCCTATGAACACATTCATTATCTACAGCCCCGACATTTTCCACGATCCGTTACTTGCAGTCACATACTGGCGTGATATGAACGATAAAGGGATTGTAAAAGAAACGCATTATACGGCTTACACGAACGACAGGGTGTTTCAGTTCACAGATACACATGTCGGCGAGGTCGAAGAAAGCGTAAATGGTATCGGAGCAATTCCTATTGTTGAATATCGACAGGATTATGACAAGATGGGCTGCTTTGAGAGAGCCATCGGTCTATTGAATGCAATCAACACATGCACAAGCGACAGACTGAATGGACTGGCACAGAATGTACAGTCATTCATTTGGTTCGATAACGTTGACATGAATAAAGAAGACTATGACGAACTTAGAGAGAACGGTGCATTATCCACAACAAGCAGAAACGGAACTACAGCATCTGTAAAGACGATTGAAACATCACTTAATCAGAATGAAATTCAGAGTCTGAGTGATTACTTGTATGCCCAGTTACTGCAGATCTGCGCTATGCCATCTAGAGAAGCACAGAGTGGTTCTACAACAGGGCAGTCATCTATGCTGAGTGGTGGATGGCAGGAAGCAGAAGAAGATGCTTACCGTCTTGAAGAGATGTTCGATGAAGGGGAAAAGAAGTTCCTTGCTATCGTTAAAAACATTCTTGACCGAAGCAATACGGTTGTTAAGGAAGAAGTCAAACTAAGAGATATTGACATCAAGTTCTCTAGAAACAAAGTCACAAATATGCTTGTCAAGACACAGGGGCTTCTAAATATGAAGACATTCGGCATCCATCCAAGAGTTGCCATTCAGACTGCTGACTTATTCAGCGACCCTCAGCAGGTATATGTGGATAGCAGAGAGTACCTGGACGCAGCATACAACACTGAATTAAAAACAACTGTCGATAGTGAAGATAAGGATTTGCAAAGCAATCCCCAAGGAGATAACCCAGCGACAGTTACAGATGACCAGAATATGCAGATGTCATTCGTAAATTCCGGTTAGCATATTTAGGTAAGTATATTTGAGTTAGAGAAAAACTTTAAAGAGCACATATACAGTTAGAGAAAAACTTTAAAAAGCACATACATAGTTAGAGAAAAACTTTAAAGAGCAAGGAGAACCAAAATGAACGTAAGAGAAATTTTAGGCGCTAGATTAACTGAAGACACAACAATCGAAGATCTAATCGAAATGTTAGAAGCAGACAATTCTACTGTATCAGTCAGAGAATATAACGCTATGAAAGATAAGAGTGATAAAAACGCAAAGGAAGCAGCCAATTATAGAAAGCAGCTCAATGCGAATAAATCACAGGAAGAGATTAATAAAGAAGAAACTCAGAGACAGATGGATGAATTGGCCAGTCAAAATGCTGATCTCACAAAAAAACTATCAATCATGGAAAATGAGAAAAAATTCATATCTATGGGATATAACGAGGAGAGTGCGCACAAAGTGGCTAGGGCTTTAGCCGAGGGTGATATGAAATCATTTTTCAAGCAGCAGGAAATTTTTAATGCTGAATTAAACAAGAAGTACAAAGCAGAGGCGTTAAACAACACAAAAACGCCAGGACAGGACGATAATCACGACGATACTATGACAAAAGAGAAGTTAAGCACAATGTCATTAAGGGAACAGATGAAGTTCGCTGAAGAAAATCCTAGTGAATATCAGTCAATTTACGGCAAAGGAGAATAAGATATATGGCAAACACACCATATCCTAATTATGTATTGGAAAACAAGTTTGAAGACCAATACCAGACATATCTAGACTTAATGCAGTTCTGTACTGTTGATAACTCATTAACAGGCGAACCTGGCATGAAGAAAAAAATCCGTACTTATGTAGCAACTGATGGTACGGAAACAGTAGCAAAAGGTGAAGGAAACACTAAGTCAATCACAGCCAGCTACACTGAAACAGAATACACAATCGAAACATTACAGAACAGATTCGACTGGTATGATGAAGAAGAAATGGAAGACCCATTAGTAGTTGATAAGGGTCTAGAACACCAGGCAGTTGACATGTTCAACACCGCCAACAAGAAGGCTATCGCAGAGTTTGCGAAAGCCACTCAGAAAGTAGAGACTGCCAAGTTTGATTTCAACTCTTTCGTTGATGCAGTGGCATCCATCAAGGATTTAAAAATCAGTGAATCAACTGAAATCACAGGATTAGGCGTTTTCGCATTAGTTCATAAAGATGATGTTGCAGAAATCCGTAAGAATCTAGGAGATTTATTAAAATACGTAGAAGCATATGCACGTAGCGGTTACATCGGTACAGTCGCTGGTGTAAATATCTATACATCTGCTTTAGCAACTAAAGGACAGTTTGCAGTAGCAACTAAAGAAGCAGTCACTTACTTCAACAAGAAGGGTGCAGAAGCCGAAGTATCAACTAAAGGAAGCCGTTCAGCAGAAAATGCTAATAAGCGTGAGAACACTGCTTTCTTAAGAAAGTATGGTATTTTCGCCTTAACAAATCAGAACTACATTGTAAAGGTTGTTAAGAGTGCAACTAGTGGACTCGCTGCGGGGGATGAAATTCCTACAGTCTAGAAAGGGGTAGAGAATGAAAAAAGTAGAAGTGATTAAAGCGTTTTACGACGCAAAAAACAAAAAGACCCTACGTAAAGTAGGGGATGTGATTAAAGTTACAGAAATCAGAGCAATGGAACTCATTGAAAAAGAGTTCGCAAAAGAAGCGGAATAGTGAATATGAAAGGGGATGATAAACATGACACAGGAAGAAATACTAAGAATCAAATTAAAAGATGATGATGTTGATGACGATGATTTAGTGGTTCTTCTGCAAAGTGCTAAGTTAATCATCCTCTCAAATCGCTATCCTTATCATGATTTTCCTGTTGATGACAACGGAGAATATATTCTTGAGAATAGATACAAGGATCTGCAGATAAGAATTGCAGTGGAATTATTTGCAAAAGCCGGTGCAGAAGGAGAACTGACTCACACAGAAAATGCAACAACAAGACAATGGGCAAGCGCCGATGTTTCACCTGCACTTTTAAGGGAAATTATTCCTAAAGCGAAGGTATTCTAAATGAGAAACTTCAAGAGAGATCAGTTCACAATCTACTATGCACTGTTCCAAAAGGATAGTGCCACAGATAAATACGGCAACAGAATAGGTGGCTATACTGAGCCGAAAAAATTAAAAATTTCACTTTCCGTAGCAAAAGGCGATTCGAATTATAACGTATTCGGTAAAGATACTGATTATGACAGAGAGATGGTTACGACAGATACTAACTGCCCTATTGATGAATATTCTAGATTATGGATTGGCGTCGATACGTCAGAGACCCACAATTACGTAGTGACAAAAGTCGCAGTAAGCAAGAGGGAGAAGAGATATGCAATCAAGGAATATAAAGGTTAGGCTGAATGATGAAAGTATCAGTCAAGCCATCTCTAGTCTTAAGGAATATCAGAAGACACTGAAATATAAGCAGGCCGCTCTCATGAAAGAACTCGGCGAGCATGGCTTTGAAGTGATGGTCAGAGAGATAGATTCCTATCCTATGCCTTACTCTAAGGACGATTTAATTAATAGTGTGTCATATGAATGCACAGGTAAAACAGTCACTATTTACAATGCATCTGAACACGCTTTATTTGTAGAATTCGGAACCGGAATCGTTGGCTCACGTTCGCCGCATCCACACGATACCATCGGATATCACTATGATGTCAATAATCACGGTGATGATGGGTGGTATTATCGTGATGAAGGTAAATGGCAGTGGACAAAAGGTATGCCATCTAGACCATTCGCTCATGGCACATACGAGACTTTGAGGGCAGAACTTATTGATATTGTAAAGAAGGTGTTTCAACAGTGATTGACAAAGAAGATGGATTATTTACTGAAATTGCAAATGAACTTAGAAAACAGTTTCGTGATATCTATATTATCGGAAAACAATTATCTTCTGAACCACCTAGATTTCCGGCAGTATCTATTATTCAAGAGAACAACGTAGTAAACAAACGATATAGTACATTTGACGAGATGGAAAATATTGCTCATATTACGCAGTACATTGAAATCTATTCTAATGATAAAGAGCAGAAAGAAGAAATATGCAAATCGATATCATTAGTAATTGACAATGTATTGAAAACTCATGGCTATTGCAGAATGCTTAACCAGCCAATGGTTAACGCTGATGATACTATAGCAAGAAGAATCATGAGATATAAGAAAGAAAATGAAACACAATATTAAGGAGGATAAATATGGGAGTAGCAATCAACACAGCTGGCGTAACTGTAGGATATGCCGTTGAAGCGACAGCGGGTACTAGACCAACTAGTGGGTATACTGTAATTCCGGACATCAAGTCCGTTCCGGAACTAAATCCAAGTCCGGAAACTTTAGAATCTACTGATCTAATGGAAACAGAGTACAAGACTTATATTGAAGGCTTAAAGGACTTAGGTGGAGCATTAGCATTCACAGCAAACCTAACAGAGGAACTTATTACGGTTTGGGATGCCTTAATTGGAAAGTACGAAGAAGCTGCAAAGACAGGCAAGTCTACATGGTTTGAAATCAAGCATCCTAAGTTAGCAAAATCTGTTTACTTTAGTGGTCAGCCATCAAAGACAGGTTTACCAGCAATTGAAGTAAACAGCATCTTAGAAACTAACTTATATATCACACCTACAGGTGCACCTGAATGGGGAGCAAAAAGCACTGATAACGTATAAGTTAGAGGCGCTTTAATTGGCGCCTTTTTTTAATAATTTATAGAGGAGATAAACAGGTATGGAAAAATCAAATAGCACAACAATCAAGTTTGCATACGAAGGCAAGAATTATGAATTAGGTTATACAAGAGAAATTGTCGGTAAGATGGTTGGAGAAGGCTTTGAAATTGAAAAAGCAGCTAAGAACCCACTTGATGCGATTTATGAATTATTCATTAATTCGTTTGAAATGAATCATCAAGATACAGATATCAATACAAGAGAAAAGATTTTAAAGAATCTTGGCAATAAAGAGCATCTATTTGCAGTGCTTGTAGAAATGTTCTCTGAACCAATCGAATTCCTAGGAGAACCAGAAAAAAACGCAATCGAGTGGACAGTATAGAAGGCGAAAGTGATGCCGATGCGTCCACGAATGATTATAGGAAAGTAATGAATGAGTGGTTTCCCTATTATCTTGCACTAGGGATGACCTATGAACAGTATTGGCGTAGTGACCCATATCTTACGGTTTATTATCAGAAAGCCAAGAAAATGAAGTTTGATTATGATAATCAGATGGCTTGGATAAATGGAATGTATATCTATGATGCCGTGTCGGCTATTGTGTTCAATACATGGTGCCGCAAGGAAGGGGAACAGTGTAAAGAATATACCAATAAGCCTTATGAATTTGATGGGGCAAAGCAAGAAGAAGAATTAAAGAAAGAAGCAGAGGTCCAGGCAGAAGCGTGGATGCGAAACTTCGTTAATCTATATAAAGTTTAGAGCCGAACCGAGAGCCTTATTTTTTAAGGAAGGAGGTTTAAGACTATATGGCTGATATAGATAAATTATCGATAGTATTCGAAAGTGATGTTGATGGAGCAGTCAACGCAATAGATAAGTTGACAGGTGCACTTCAAAGATTAAATCAAGGTATTAAGATTGACGGCAATATTGCAACTACCTTGAACTCTCTTTCAAGACTTGACAAAGTAGTCAATGGTTTAAACACCAAGAATGTTGACGCTTTTTCTAAAGGAATAAGAAATCTAGCTGAAGCAATGAAACCTTTAGAAAAAATCGGCAAAAGCGGTCTTGGCAAAACTTTGGACAGTTTATCAGATATATCTAAAACCATCAGCAAATTAGACCAGGCAGACTTAGGTAAGTTCAGCGGGCAGATGAATCAGATTTCAAGTGCCATGGCACCACTTGCACAGAACAGCAATCAGCTGTCTAATGTGTTTAGTAAAATGCCAATTGCAGTAGCCTCTGCATCCAAGTCTCTAGATACCTATAATTCTAAATCTAGAGGTGCTAAGGTTCATACAGGTGGACTGTTCTCAGCAATCAGTTCTTTAGTAAGTGGAGCACGAAACGTAAAATCCACTTTCTTGGCAATAAGTTCTGCATTCAGTTTCTTTTACGATGAAAGTGCAGAATACATAGAACAGTTAAACCTGTTCAATGTTGCAATGGGCAGTGCATCACAAAGTGCCAGCGCATTTGCTCAAAAAGTCAGTGATGCTATGGGTATCGATCCAGGCAAATGGATGGAGTACCAGGGCACACTTAACATGATGATTGAAGGCTTTGGCGTGGCGAGTGACAAAGCACAGATAATGTCGCAGAACCTAACACAGTTATCATATGACTATAGTTCTTTAATGAACGTAGATGTAAGCACTGCTTTCGATAAAATACAGAGTGCCATGTCCGGACAGATTAAAGGCTTGAAGGAATATGGTAACAACGTATCTGTTGCGATGGTCAAACAGACAGGTCTTAAATACGGCTTACAAGGAAACGTAAGTACCTGGGATCAGAACACACAGGCAATCATGAGATACATAACTATCATGAATAATGCCAGCAAAGTAGATGTTTTTAATGATATGGCACGTACAATCAATACGCCTAGTAATGCTGTACGTATCTTGGCACAGCAGTTTAAGGTGCTTAGACGAGCAATCGGTAATATTGCGAGCGTATTTGCTACGGCAGTAATTCCTTATATACAGGTAGCAGTTGAACTTCTGAATAAGTTTGCTAGTTTTGTGGCTGGCTTATTCGGATTTAAATTACCAACCATTGATTATAGCGGCTTAGAAAAAGGCTCTGGTGCTATGGATGATATGGCAGACAGTGCTAAGGATGCAGGCTCATCAGTGGGTGGAGCAACCAAGAAAGTAAAAGACCTAAAGAAAGAACTACAGACATTAGGATTTGATGAATTAAACATTCTCAACAGTCCAAAGAACGATTCCGACAGTGGCGGCTCCGGCGGCGGATCCGGTGGTGGCGGTATCGGTGGTGGTGCTGGTATCGGTGATATCGATTTGCCACAATATGATTTCTTAAAAGGCTTAAAGAAAGATACAGACGAAATAGAAAAGAGATTAAAGGAACTATTTAAGCCTGTTACCGATAGTTGGAATAAGTACGGCAAAGAAGTCATGGACAGCTTTAAGTTTGCTTTAAATGAATTATCTGAACTCACAAAGAGTATCGGCAGATCATTTGGAGAGGTATGGCAGAACGGCACAGGCAAGAAGACGGTAAGTGAAATTCTGCTAATCGTTAAGAACTTATGTGACTTCGTCGGATATCTAGCAAAGCGTTTCAGAGAAGCATGGGATGAAGCCGGACTAGGAACGAAAATCATTCAGAACCTATGGGATGCTGCAAATAATTTACTTCATTCCGTTGAAGACATTAGTGAGCAGTTGAGTAATTTTGCTTTCTATCTTGATTTCAAGCCAGCGTTAAAGAGCGTTTATAGTTTATCAAAGGCTTTTAAAGAACTTTCAGATATTGTAGGAAAATATCTAAGTGATGCTTTCAAAAATGTACTGTTGCCATTAGCAAAATGGGGCATTGAAAAAGTTATTCCTACAGGAGTTAGTGCTTTAGCAGATGCCTTAAAGGGAGTCAGTGCTGCTCTTAAGAATTTAAGACCGTTTATCACTTTCCTAGAAAAATTAACTGTTGCCCTAGGAAAATTAGTAGGGAACACTATTTTGGTTGGTATCAGTGCATTAGGAAAAGCATTGAAGGCTATCGGTCAGTCAAAAACATTATTAGCAGCATTAACCACTACTGTAGCAACGCTTATCGCTTCTATGAAGTGGGGTAAGGTAATCAATGACTTGAACGATGTGAACAGTACCGTAAGCAAGTTGAAGGTAGTATTTGAACTTTTCAAAAGTGAAGGAATCTCTGCACTTGAACTTTTAGTACAAGATTTTGTTAAGTCGCATAAAGCACTCGATACATTAGTCACTGGCTTTAAAGGACTAAATGATGCCAACGGTATACTTAGTGGAGTAAGCACCGCCGTTACTGCGTTAGGCACTAAACTCGGTGTATTGACCGTGGCTGAAGGTGGAGCAACAACTGCAACAGGTTTATTAGGTGGTGCGTTTGCGTTCCTTGCGGCCAATCCATTAGTGGCTGTCGCTGGCGCTATAACTATCGCAGTCGCTGCATTAGCGATATTCACGAGCAGAGTTAAGGATAATTCTGATGCACAGGAAAGAGCGTTATCATCAGCCAAAAGACTTTCTGACGGCTTGAAGGAACAAGCGCAAGAGTGGAAAAAAGCCAATGCAGAAGCAAAAAAGAATGCAGAAGCAGGCCAGCAAAATGCTCTTGTTGCACAGGACTACGCCAGCAGATTATATGGTATCGTAGATGCGAATGGCAAAATCACAGGCACTGTAAAACAGGCACAATTCTTTGTTGATCAACTTAACAATCAGTTAGGAACGAATATCGAAATTCATGATGGTGTTATTTCTAACTGGGATGAAGAAAAGCAAAAAATCAATGAAAACATTGAAGCACTTAAGCGAAAAGCTGTTATCGAAGCGTACAGTGAAAAATTCATTGAAGCAGAAAAAGAAAGAATCAAAGCACAGGAACAGTTAACTGAAGCAACTAGTAAGTACAATAAATCAAAAGAAAGAGAAGAAGAACTTCTCGGAAAACTCAAAGAAGCATGGGAAAGCGGACAACAACCAAGTGCTTCTTTAACTGAGGAATATCGAAAGCAGCTAGAAATAACTAAAAAGTACGGTGATGCCGTAGGCAGTGCTAAAGACAAAGTCACAAGTATCACTGATGGCTTGAACGAATACAACGCTGCAATACAGTCTGCTGATGGAACTGTCGAAAGTTCTACTGCATTCATTGTCGAACAATATGGAGTGTTAGCGAAAGATGGCACATATACATACAGTTCTTTGGCGAACGGCCTCAATGACCTTAACGCCAAGTGCGATGAAAACGGAAAAGTATGGCAGACCTTAAGTAAGACAGAACAGGAAGCAAGCAAACAGGCGAGAATTCAGTTGCTTAGCGACTTGGCTCAGAAAGCATTCAGTCAAGGCAAGACTTATGAGCAGATGCTTTCTACTGCAAAAGCAAAAGGCGCTGAATTAACACAAGCCGATAAGGCTGAGTTAAAGAAGCAGTATGACAACCTTAAGAAGCAGTCAGAAGATATAAAGGCAGTCAAAAATACTCAAAACAACACATTGCTGGCTATGCTCGATAAGTATGGCATCGATAAGAACAGCAAAGATGCGAAGCGTTATCAGAAAGAATTGAAAGATGCACAAAAGAATGGTACTGAGCAAGGTCAGCAGTATATTGATAAGTTAGCCAAAAAGATAAATGACGGAACACTGAAAGTCAGCAACGAAGCAAGCAAGGTTGGAAAGCAGAGCAAAGAGAAATTCGAATCTCACAAAGCAGATTTTAAAGTAGACACAAAATCGGCTAATAACATTCTTAGCCGATTCATGAGTTCAATTCCTAGTTTTAAGTCTATGAAATTAGACCTTAAGACAGATAAAAAGAGATTCAAAATCGGTGATTTCGGATTTGACATCGGTTTCTTTGCTCGAGGTGGTTTTCCGGATAGTGGTCAGATGTTCGTTGCTCGAGAAGCCGGACCGGAATTAGTAGGTCGTATCGGGCGCAGAACTGCTGTTGCGAATAACGATCAGATTGTACAGGGTATCGCAAGTGCCGTAAGAAGTGCCATGGCTGGCGCAAATAATCCTAACGGTGGTGGTACTACAAGAATCACAGTACAGAACGTTCTTAACGGCAAAGCAATCGGTGAGTCTGTCATCGAATACCATAATGGCAAAGTCAAGCAGACAGGACATAGTCCTTTATTATTCTAAAAGGAGGGAGACAACGTGGAATATATTCTAGAAATAAATGGCTACGGGTGTTTCCCTAGCAAATACGAAGTACAGCTAAGTGATGTTGACAGGGAGGACGGAAGCGGAAGAAACCAAAACGGAGATATGCTACGAGATAGAGCGGGGGTCAAGAAAAAAGTCATCTTGACTTTCGCTGCTATTCCGCAGTCAAAGGCAGAACACCTGTTGCAGGCCGTTAAGGATGAATTCGTTACTGTCACATACCTAGATCCGGAACTTGGAAAACGAACAATGACAGCTTATGTCGGTGACAGAAACTGTCAGATATTCAAATATGATAGGGCAAGTCAAGAATGGATATGGGATAGTATAACATTCAACCTTATCGAGAAATAATCAGAAGGAGGGGCAATGATGATTAACACAAGCAGACAATATCAAGATGTTATAGTTGGTCCTTCTAGAAGCATTAAAGCAAGAGTGAAATTCAACGGAGATACTTTATTGGATGACGATAAAGTTATTTCTGTTTCACTGAATGAGATAGCGAATTCTGATGAAAAAGTCACAATTGGTGAACTCAACAGTGCGAAGGCAGTCGTGGAGTTCGAAATGCCTAATGATACAATCCCTTTAAAAAACGGAATATTCAGCATTCAAAGTGGACTGCTTGTGAATGGTGAATATGAGTTTGTGGATAAAGGAACATTCTATATAGATGAGATAGAAAGCAGCATGGGCAGTAAGATTGTTACTGTCAGCGGCTACGATAGCATCTATAGAATGAATGCAGAATACGAGCCAGGCATTAAATATCCAGCGTTATTAGAAGAAGTAATACAAGATATATGCAGACAGTGCAATATCACATCTGCAATTGACAATATCCCAAGCATTACATTGGATGGCTACCAGGAAAACATTACATGCAAAACATTTATGGGCTACTGCTTAGGGCTCATGGGATTGAATGGTCGCATGAATGAAAGCAACAAACTGATTGGCTACTGGTTTGAAGACAGTGGCTTTAAAGTCAAATGGGATAATCAGTTTCAGAGTGGATTCAAGTTAACATCCGACAATGATGTGAAGATCACAAGCGTGTCATGCAACGGATTGATTAGTGGTAACGGCTATGGCATATCGTTTGAGAATCCGTATATGACACAAGAGATTCTCGATGGAATATACAAGAAAGTAAATGGATTAACTTATAGTCCATCGACTGTTGAATGGAGAGGGAATCCGTCATTACAGATAAGTGACATCATCAAAGTAGAAGATAACAACGGTATATTTCACAATGTCATTCTAAGTGAACACACAATCACATTGACAGGCATGAAAGACAGCATCACTTGTAAAGGTTCTAATGGTGAAATTGTGATGAGTACATCAAACTCGCCTACGCAGTTAGTTGTAAAGAGGTTGTACAACACACTCACAAATGCACTCAAGACAAACAGTGAGAACATTCTAGGGCATAATGGCGGCTACTACAGAGTTGACTTCAACGAAGAAGGGCAGCCTAGTGGCTGGTCTATCATGAACACGCCGACACTACGTGATGATACTAAGATGTGGAAATTCTCTAGTGGTGGTCTTGGCTACAGTGTTGATGGTGGCAAAACATTCACAAAAATTGCATTTGACCTGGAAGGTAACTTCAGTGCGAACGCTATCACGACTGGCGTTATAACCGGAGAGATGTTCGAACTTAATCTTGATAACGGTGTTATTAAGATAGGTGAAAGAGACGATAAGGGGGAGATAAGTAACCCTAGCCTATACGTGAATGAAAAGGGCGAAGTGAAAATCAGAGCGTTTGAAAGAGTCGAGAACAAGGCTGATGAAGCGCTTAAAGAAGCACAGGGTTCAGTAAAGAAATTCGTATGTGAGTATGCTTCTTCAAACGATGGAACCATTCCACCAGAAACAGGCTGGTCAGAGACTGCACCGGCTTGGCGTCCTGGATTCTATATATGGCAGAGAACTGCTACGACGATCAACAATACTGTCACATACAGTACACCAGTATGTATAACAGGTGCAAAAGGTGAGGATTCTATATTGTTGTGTATAGAGTCATCAAACGGCACGACATTCAAGAACAGTGATGTGGCAACTATATTCACAGTGAACATCTATGTGGGTGGAGTAGTGATTGATAACTCTTCAAAATTGAGAGAAACATTTGGAGATAATGCCTATCTGCAGTGGTTCATTAAAAGGCATGGAGAGACAGAATTCAGCAAGATCCCGTTAGATGATTCAAGACTGAATGATAATGGGTTCATGTTTACTATTTCAGCGAAAGACATTAAATTCAAGGCAGTATTCAACTGCGAATTAAACATTTAGGAGGAAAATTATGGCAATTAAAGCGGTCAATCAAATTGATGTAATTGACTTAACTGATGGCTATTCCGTTGTATTAACAAGCGATAGCCATACATTTTTAGGTACTACTACTTCTGTAAACGGTACACAGACAACTACTACACAAGTAATGGCACTGTGTGGTAGCGAACAGGTTCCATGTACTGTAGGAACTATTACATGTCCTACAGGAATCTCAGCGGTATCTGACGGCAAGACACCAATGCCAACAATCACGGTTACTGCAACATCTGCATTAACTAAGAGTGGTACTGTCACTATTCCTATTGTTGTGAATGGTGATATTACTATCAACAAGACATTCAGTTACTCAATCGCATTCAAGGGGCAGACAGGTCAGAATGGTACAAGTGTTACCGTAAGTTCGACTTCTGTAACTTACCAAGTCGGCTCAAGTGGAACAACTAAGCCAACAGGAGAATGGAGTGCCACAGTACCTAATGTACCTAATGGACAGTTCCTTTGGACTAAGACAGTAGTCAAGTATTCTGATGGCAAATCAACAGAAGCCTACTCAGTCTCTTACAAGGGTACAAACGGCTCAAATGGTTCAAACGGTACAAGCGTTACTGTAAGTTCAACATCTGTAACATATCAGGCAGGCACAAGCGGTACTACTCCTCCAACAGGAACATGGAGTACAACAGTTCCTAATGTGGCAAACGGTCAGTATTTATGGACTAAGACAGTAGTCAACTATTCGGATGGTAAGTATACTGAATCATATTCAGTTTCCTACAAAGGCACAAACGGAATCAACGGAACAAATGGTAAGGATGCTATCACAATGGCAATCACTTCAAGCGGTGGAACAATCTTCAAGAACACTGCTATCGCTACAACTTTAACTGCTCATGTCTATAAGGGTGGGGTTGAAGTAACTGGCTCTGCTCTATCTGCATTAGGAACCATCAAGTGGTACAAGGATGGTGGAACTACTTCTGTAGCAACAGGGGCAACATATACAATCGGTGCCGGCGATATTACAAACAAGGCAACATTCAGCGCACAGCTAGAAGGATAATCATATGATTAAGGCATCGGCTAGCATGACCCTCGTGAGAGTTAATGATGGCGAGGACGGGCAGGGAATTCGCTCAATCACTCCGGAGTATTACCTATCAGATTCAGCAACGGAAATGCCCGATGCAAACAGTAACGGGTGGAAAAGCGTTCCCGATGACTACATTGACAAGCATTATTACTGGGTTAGGTCGAAGATATTATGGGATGATGGAACATATACAACGACCACCCCAGTGCTTGCAAATGACCTAAAGTCAATCATTGATGATTACGACAATAGAATAAATAACATGAACAATCAGCTGCAGCAGGCAACTAAGAATGCTTCTTCGTCTATAGAACAGACAAGGACATCCATCTTACAGACAGTATCAGAGAATTATTACAGTGCCTCTGACGGTGCAAACCTTGCTTCTACTGTATCTACTATTCAGCAGACAACGGAAAGCATTCAGATGGGATTCGTAAAGAAAGAAGACTTTAGTTCTCTTTCTGATACCGTATCAAATAATCAGACTCAGCTGAACACTTATATCAGATTCAATGCAGAAGGCATAGAGATAGGTAAACAGGAATCTGAATTCAAGACAAAACAGACAAACAGCAAGTACTCTATTCTTCAGAACAATGACGAAGTAGCGTACTTTGCTAACAACAGAATGTATAACTCAAACATCGAAGTTTCTAGTTCACTAAGAATCGGAAACTTCGGATTCATTGTTAACCACGATGGATCTTTAACTTTTAAGAAAGTAGGTGGTGACTGATGGCAACATATGCAACATGCAGTGCATCGTTTGGTGGTGGCAATGGTAATGTCACAATGACAATGACACGAACAGGTGTTAATGTTGACGGAAACTATGATTTATGGACTGCTACACTAACTAAATACTATAAGTGGAATATTAACTCAAGCGCTACTAAATACGGCTCTATGTGGGCTAATGGCGTACTGTTATGGTCTGGTGGAGTGACTATCGGAGGCAGTGGAACCAAAACACTTGCGACAGTTACAAACATCAAGATTCCTCATGACAGTAACGGTAGCAAGCATTTTGATTTCTCATTCTCACAGGAACTCAAAGTTACACTATCCGGTAATTATGTAGGCAGTGTATCTGCTTCGGGCGGTATCGACTGCGATGTTATTCCGAGAGCGACTAAGCCATACTGTTCTCCAACATCTGTATATTTTGGCAACAGTGTCACAATCAAGACACCTAGAGCGTCATCTGATTTTGGGCACGTAATCACGTACAGCTTTTATGATAAGACTGAACAGATTGCTGATAATCAATGGAATGATGAATTCAAATGGACAGTTCCAACTTCGCTGATTAATAAGATGCCTAATACTTCACAGGCCTATATTTGTTTCAGAGTAGATACATACAGTCGTTCCGGTAAATTCATCGGTAGTAATTACTGCACCTTGGATGTTGTACTTCCATCGGGTTATGGACCAACTGTTACAGGTATCACATATACAAACGAAGATGCTGCAATTGCAAAAAGATTCGGAGCATCAACAATTATACAGGGTGTTTCGAAAGTCAAATGCAATGTATCTACTTCAACGAAGAACGGTGCTACAATCACGTACTACCAAAACGAGATTGACGGACAGAGCATACCTGGCCCTAACAGTTTCTTTACGACACAGCCACTCAAGTCTTCTGGTACAGTTGTTCTTAAATCAACGGTTACAGATTCGAGAGGTCAGAAGGCTACACTGTCTAAAAACATTAGTGTTACAGAGTGGTGGTCACCGACTGTTAAGAATGTCACTGCACAACGTTGGAATGTATCGACTAACAAAGCAGACGATGAAGGTACAGCGGTTAAGATTACTTATTCATTTTCAATTGCACCTGTTGCAAATAAAAATGATAAGTCTGTCATGATCCAGTACAAAAATGGTGAGACATGGACTACTCTTGCCACTTATACAGATTCATACAGTGCAGAAAACAAGGTATATATATCATCTGCTGGCAAGTTCAGTACAGATAATGCCTACTCGTTCAGAGTGCTTGTGAAGGATTACTTCACTACAGATGGTGTTGCATCTTATGCTGCTATTTCTCCTTCATTTAAGCTGCTTGATTTTTCAGCAGATGGCAGAGGGATTGGAGTTGGATGCAAGGCAGAGACTGGAAAGTTAAAGGTAGATATGCCTCTTGAAGCACAGTCATTTAATGGGTATAAGTTTGATTTTGAGACCGAGAACCAAATAGATACATGGGTGCTCGTAAAAAAAGAAGAGAAAATACAGCACTTATGGATTGGCTGGTCTCCTTGGTATTCGTGCGGAACTAACGCATGCGGTGTCAAGTTGCAATACAGATATAATAGCGCCTTGAGGTTATGTGAATTAAACTGGGATGGCGTGGTGAATGCCCCAATCGGAGGGAATACTATGGGGTACATGTGGACGGGGTTTCCTACCGATAAAAAACCAAAAGGCAATATGTTTATTCCTATAGCGAACCCTGCCGCAGACGCTGGGCTAGTCATCAGATATTACCCTGTAACCAACGATATGACAAAAGGCAATTTTACTTTGACTTCGCTAAGAAATAATATAAACAACGTTTATATTTGCGGTTTTTATACGTACTCATATGCTTAAAAAGGAGAAGGAAATATGAAATTATATGATACATCATTGAAATACATGGATGCGATTAACGCAATCGGAGGCACTATTGTAGCGGTATTGACTGCTGCATTAGGCACACACTGGTTTTTATTCGTAGGATTTTTAACATTAAACATCATTGACTACATCACAGGAATTAGAAAGTCTAGATTAACAGGCAAAGAAAATTCCGCTAAAGGAGTGCGTGGTGTATGGAAGAAGTTAGGTTACTGGCTCATGGTGCTAGTAGCATTTCTTGCATCTGCTATTTTCATTGAGATTGGACAGACAATTAGCATCGATTTGACTATCACAACTTATGTGGGATGGTTCACTCTTGCTTCTCTCATTATCAATGAATTAAGAAGCATTATTGAGAACTTCGTGGAAGCCGGAGACAATGTACCATCTGTACTAACTAAAGGCTTAGAAGTAGCAGAAAACGCAATTAACAAAGGAGAATAATTATGGAATTACAAGACACTGTAGAACTTATGAACAGTTCTGATTATAAGGATAGATTCAAGGCTGAGTACTGGCAGGCTAAAATCAGATATGACAAGTTAGATGACATGACTGTCAAATACGAAGCACGTACCTTGACATTCATTCCTAGATGTTCGCTTGATCTATTAAAAGAGCAGAAAAAGCATTTAGGAAATTATATTCGCACTCTTAAGATTAGAGCAGAAATCGAAGGTATTGAATTATAAGAAAGAAGGTATAAAGTATGATTATTAATGTACATGGTGGACATTCTCTTAAATGCAGAGGAGCAACAGGATTATTAGATGAAGTCAACGAAGACAGAAAAGTTAAAAACAAAGTAATTGAACTGCTACGTGCTAAAGGACACGTTGTTTACGACTGTACAGATGATGTGGGGAAAAATCAGAACGCCAACTTACGAAATATCGTAAATAAGTGTAACGCTCATACAGTTAACCTTGATGTGTCAATCCACCTAAATTCTAATAGGGGTACTGGTACAGAAGTGTATGTAATCAATAAAAAATCAGCAGCTAAACCTCACGCTGATAGAATCGCAAATGATATTGCGAACGCCCTAGGCATCAGAAATAGAGGCGTAAAGACTAAGAATCTATATGTATTGAGAAAGGCTAAAGCCCCAGCATTATTAGTAGAATGTTGCTTCGTCGATAATCAGAATGATAAGGATCATTGGAATGTCGATAAGTGCGCTACTGCAATTGTTGAAGGTATTATCGGAGTAAGAGCACAGGAAACTCATGCCGTACAGTCTTCTAAGGGTGGAAGTGAAATTGTAAAAGTAGGACAGTTACGTTCTAACTACTATGCCGACCACAATATCACAGTGGATGGTTATTTCGGTCCTAACACTAAGAATAACATTATTAGATGTTTTCAGAAGGCAATCAATCTTGACTACGGTAAGAACTTATCAGTAGACGGCATTGTTGGAGAAAAGACATTAGAGGCTCTAGGCAATCACTATGTTAAGAAAGGTGAAAGACAGGAACTTGCAAGAGCAGTTCAGATTGCGTTGTATTGCTACGGCTATGATGCTAAGTGGACTGATGGAATCTTTGGAGACAAAACAAAAGAATGTGTACAGAACTTTCAGAGAGATCACGGCTTAAATGCAGACGGAGTTGCTGGCAAGAACACAATCAAAAAGATGATGGGATGTTAATCTGATTGACATGAGCAGAAACAAATACTAAAATAACAGTTGTACAGTTAAGTTTAGTAGACAATCATTGCTTCTGCTATTTTAAAAAGGATTGGTTGCCGCCAATCCTTTTTTTTGTTTGTCTAAATTGTTATTCCTCTATTACATGTGCAGCAATAAGTACATCATACTCAATACCTTGTTCTTTCAGTTGACTCTTTGCGGCTTCTATCGCCTCTGCGAACGCTTTAAAATATAGTGCTTCAAGGATTACATCTTCGACACCCTCGCAACGCAAATGATAACTTTTTAATAAGTCATCAATATAATTAGCGGTCCATGGAGAAATGAAACTACCCATGTATTTTATTAAAATCTCTGTTTCTTGCACAATACTACTAACCATTAATTGTCATCTCCTTACGCTCAAAATTACACGCCATGCATGACAATTGTCAATGATTATGTATTATATATTTCACTTTTTTTCACTGTAAATTATCACTAGATAGCACTAAACTAGTAACAAATTAGTAACATGCACTTAAAAAACCTTGATATTAAACCATTTTATTATACCGATGATGAATGTTATTGGAGATATTTAGGAGGTTCTATGAAAAATAATAAAGCAGGTTTTACTTTAATCGAAATGATATTCTGTATTTCTGTTATTCTTGTGATTTTATTGCTTGTT